AAACTCCTAGAACCCGCACACCCGACCACTACGGTGGTCTCCGGTGCCCGGGTAGCTCAGGGGTAGAGCAGTGGATTGAAAATCCTCGTGTCGGTGGTTCGATTCCGCCCCTGGGCACCATTTTAACATATTGAGTTTGTTGGTCATTTTAGCCTCCATTACTGTATGTTTCCGCGCGGTTTGACGCTTTTACGAAGTGGTTTGACAACCTTTGTGCGCTTTTCGTTCGCTTCGTCCAGCGCCTTGACTGTGTCACGGTTCTTCGCGGCAAGGTTTGCAGAGCGTGAGTAGTGCCCTGCCATTGAAGTAGTGGCTTGGCCTAGTAGGTCCGCAATCTCGCGCTGGTCCTTGCCTTCTTCCCGGAGGGTGGTTGCGACTGTGTGGCGTAGGCCCTTCATGGTTAAACCAGCCGCTATGACCTCGTCCTATTCTAGCTTCCGCTTGAGGCGATGAAACGCACTGGACAGCCCATCATAGGTCCAAGGCTTGCCGTTTGAGCTTGCCAGCACCGTTATAGCCATATGCTTCGGTGCAGCGTCTAGAGCGGCGCGAAGGCGGCTCCCGATAGGCACTGAAATTTCACGTCCCGTCTTGCCCCGAAAGCCGGTGATGATGTCACAATTTACAGCATCGCGGCGCAGACTCACGGCGTCCGATGGATCAAGCCCGGTGTTTGCCATCAAGGCTAGCGCGGCACGTAAGGCGGGCGAGGCGGCTTGCAGGACCGCGCTTTCTTCGGCGATTGTCCAAGGCCGATTTGCATACCCGGCGTCACGAGGACGTCGCTTGGCAATAACTCCCTCGGCAGGGTTGTGGTCGATCAGGCCGTGTGGCCGTGCATACTTGAAAACCTGCCGCAGGAACGTCAGAACGTAGTTGCCCCGCCGCCACCCTAATTTTGCAGCGGCTTTGTCATGTATCCTCGAGATCAAAGGGGGCGTCAGCAGGTGTATCGGGGTGTCCGCAATCTTCGTTAAATAATCGGCGCAGACGCGGTAATCACGCTTGGTGGCCGTGGCGAGGTTCGCAAAGTGATCAGTTTTGAAATAATGCGTGACTAGCGCGCCAAGGGTGCCCGCTTTTGACGTGCGCGTTCTTTGCGCATTAGCAGCAGCCGTAATCTTGTCGCAAGCGACGAAAAACTGTGCGGAGCCGAACGGGGCCTTTTCAAGATCCACCTTGATCCCGGTCGCGCGATGGTAGCAGCGCTTCCGTCCGTGCCGGTCGCTGAATACCTTGAAGCCTTTGACTCTAACTCTTGTCATCCCAGCCTGGCCAAAATGTCGTCATGGGATTGCGGTTCGCAGCCGTCCTTAACCGTGTCAATCCAGCGGTCCAGATCGCGCTTGTCGTAGAGGTCGGCGCTTTCCCGCAATGCGACCGGTTGGACTGGGCAGAGCGCCTTGAAATGTTTGACTTCCAACCCGCAATACGCCGCCGCCTCAGAGAGGCGATACATGCGTTTTTCTACAACGCTGATGTTGAGGCTGGTAGTTGGCACGAATTACTCCTCAACATATTCGAATAAAGGGTTCACTCTCGCTTCGATATTGTTGAGGTTCACTACTACGCTGGCGTAAAAGTCGGGATTGGCTAGATATTCCGAAATCCGAGACGCTCTCACCACTTCAAATTTGAAGTTCCCGGGCATATGGACCTTATTGCAGTCCTCATCCTTAGAAGCCGGCGAACCGATTGGCGTAGATGGAATGATCCGACCAACCATGCCCGTTGACATCACGAGAATTGCGGCTTCATCATGGAAGCCGTGAATGAATTGCAGGGCTACTTTGGCTCGTGCAGCATTGACGCCTGCTTCTAGAAGACGATCAAAAGCTGCAACTTTGATCGCTTCGCTTTTGTCCCATTGACGGCCAGTAGGCCCAGCACTCGTTTCCATCTTTGGCGTAATTAAATCGCGCGCCACCCATTGATCGAGACGTGATTTGCTTATCGAGAGACCCTTGCACAGTTCTCTGGTGCTAATTGTGTTAACCATCTGACCTATCCATAGTTTCGCCTCAATATGGCTTATTACTGACATGCAGTCAATATAAAAACGACGTCGGGCTTGGAGGTTACCGGGTGGCGCATGGTGTACTGCTATGACTGAGCTCGGACCATGCACTGAGGCCATTGATATAAACCTTTAACCGCGCATAGGCGAAGCAATCGAGGCAAAGCATTCGGCGGCGCTGAGTGGGTTGGAAAGGCTTGCTGCACCGCTTGGAAGGGCGCTCAGACCGATCGATTGCCGCGTCCCTTGCCCAGTGCCCCGGCACATCTTCGATACTCACCAGCACGCGCAAGTTCGTGCCGTTTCAGAATGGCAACTTTTAGGGCAGAGAGGTCACGAGGCACGCAGGGTTTCATATGCATTGCGGGCAGCGGCTTTCTCCAGGCAGCGCAAGTCGCTTAGCAAGCGCAGGCTCGGGTGTGATGTCCACAAGCCCCAGCACTTGTCCGGCACATAGTAGAGGCGACAGTCGTCTAGACGGAAGCCGCGCCCGTCTATACCGAAGCTCGCCAAGACCGTGGCCCCGGCTATCATTGCCAAGGGCGTTACCAGAACCCCAAGTTCCGCGACCGCAAAGTCACTCATCGGCCCAGCCCACCAGCGCCGCGGCACCTTGCGGGTCAACGCCCGCCGCTTTGGCCTCAGCCATTGCCTTGACGATGGCGGTCATGGCGCGGGCCCGGCCACCAACATCAAAGGCTTGCAGGGGTCGCATCAGGTCCAGCTTGACAGTGCTTCCCAGCTTTTTTGATGCCTCTTGCGCCATCATCGCCGTGATAGGCATTAGCGCCCATTGTGCGAGATGCCTTTGCGCCTCCCTTACCATCGGCCCGGTCGTGGCGATGTTGCTCAGACCGGGCAGAACACCATAGGCCATTTCAATACCACCCCGTGCAGCCGCCCAAGTTTCGCGAGACATTGCCTTGGACAGATCAGGCGTCACGTCTTGGCTTTTCCAATCATGCGCCGGTGCCGCCGATCCCGCCGCCGTGACGTTGACGGACTCGCGGATTAGCACTCGACCACGGTTGCCACGGAACCCACGAGCCAAGTGTTCCATGTCAGTTTCCGGTGCCTCCGGGAACGGAACAATCTGCGATCCAATAGGTGCGTTGGCATAGACCTCAGACAGCGCCATTTCCAGGGCGTGCAAAAGGCCTGCAGTCAACCGTGAGCGTCGCAGTGGCGACGATCCCACATAGGGCATGGTCATGTCGCAACCAATGCGGAAATGAAGTACCTCGTCTGCTAGAACGGTCTCTGTCTTGCCATCCCCGGTGTCAGCAATGCCCACGCGATAAGCAACCGGCTCCGCATCGCGAGTGGTCAGATCCCAATCGGAACATGGGACAAGGCCATCGTCTCGGATCACGAACACTGCCTCACCGCGCAAGGCCACCGCCCGTGCAGTGAGTGCCAGTGTACAAGGCGTTAGCAAATCGGTGCCGGATACGTCCGCAAGACTTAAGCCCCCTTCCCAAAGACTGACACAACCTTGAACGCAGCCGGTCAGTTCGGCCAAGCCGTCGACGCCGCTCATATACTCCGCCCGCGCCTGCATGACTTGGTTGGTGTACCCCGCGCCTATAGACCTTGTTTCAATCTCAATCTCTTTTTTCTTAAACGGCCACATCATTGCGCTCTCCTATATGAACGCAGCAGATCGCCCGCGCCACTGTATTGCATTGCTTTGGCGACCCATGCCGGATTGCGCTCAACCTCAAGTTCCAGGTCGTCACCTATGCTAGTTCTGACAGCCGATGCCCCCGGTTCACTTGTGCTTTTTCGCGCTCCTACCTGATATTCAGCAAGCCGCCGAAACGCTTCAAAGACGGACGACGGCACATCTCCCCCGCCAACTTGCGCCGTTATCCGGTAGATGCCATCGACGGGCAGGCAGACGCCAAACGGCCCGTCCAGCAGCGTCACGGCCTCCCAAGCATCAGATGCCCAGATGTCCGACACGCGTGACACAATAGGAGTTAGACGCGGGTGAAACTCATCCCCGCCATCCCCGCGCAATGTCCAAATAACCTCGCGCACTGTGAAACGATAGGCGGTGTAGGCTTCGATTTTTGCCCAGATCATCGCAGCATCAAGCGCAGCCGCTTTCTCAGATAGCCCCGCGGGTGCGTCGGGATAAGCTGACGGGATCGCCTCAAATTGTTTGATAACGTCGATCATCTTACGCCCTCCATCTGTTCAAGGTCCGATGCAGACCATCGCCCAAGCCATCGGGGCGGATCAGGCCATCAGCGGCCCAATTCCGCGCTTCGACTTGCGCTTCAGGATAAGCCGGACGGGTCACAACGCTGATCTCGTATAGCAGCGCCGCAAGCACCGTTCGGATGATGGCATTGTGCATCCCATTCTTGGGGTCGCTGCCCTCATCTTCTACCGTTTCAGGCACAGGCACGGCCCGCTTGGGTGGCAACCGGAACCCCGGCGATATGCCAAGGGTTAGGCCAGCCGCGATACTTGCCAAAATATCTTTGACATATGAGACCTCTTGCATTTCTTCTGTGATCGTCGCCGTGAAGGTCAGCCCATCGTCACTGTCCAAAAGGTCAAGCGTTCCAGCCCCCCGCGATGCCAAAGGCTTGTCAAAGCTGTGACCAACCAGAAAGTGAATATCCTCTTTCGGCTCGTTCACGCGGTAGGCGAAAGCATGGGCTGCAATCACCTCTTTCTTAGGTCTGCCTGTACGGCCCCCATCACTTAGGACCGCACGTTTGCCATAGGGAAACCGGCCTTGCAGCGACAAAGCACCAGAGGCCCGTTTGCGTAGTTCCAGACCGCCATCTGCAAAACCAGTCAGCACCTTACTGAATCCCGGTCAGCACGCGGGTTTGCACCGCACGGCTGATTGTTGTGTCCATTGTGGACAGTGCCGTCAGACGCAAGCCGCCCGATTGTGCGTCACTGTATGGATCACGGATCAGATCGACCGCACCCCACAGACCCACGAACACAGGCGCAACACCGCCTGCCGTCGTGGTCAGCAATGCTTTGCTTTCCAGAGGCGCACCAGCAGGTGCAGGCAAGGCGTTGTGTGACATGGTAACGTTGCTGATATACTTCATCAGCCGTTCCCACTCAGTCACTGCCGTGCCGCTTATATAAGTGCCGTCCATTGTGTCCCAGACCTCTGGCCGGATCAGCAAGCGCACCGCGCCCGGACCGTTCGCAGCGTTCGCCGTCATAAACGCCACAACCTCGGAACGGATCGCCGCCCATGTTGCCGCGGCACTTAGGTCCGTTTCCGTAATCCCCCAAGCACTTGCCCCGGTGAATACACCCGTGGGTTCGCCAGACGCCCCAGAACCGTTAAAGATTGCCCGGTCCATTTCTTGCGCCATCGCGCCGTTCATGTCCCGGCGGATGGCTTGTTCCAGAGCCGCACCCGACTGCAACAGCGTCTTGCGTGTAATACGCATTTGAATGCCCAAGGTGTGATCAGGCTTCAAAGGCCGGTCCAGCGTCGTGTAAGCAGACGGCCCCGGCACGTTGCCCGTTTCTGTTGCCTGCCAGCCCGCAGAGATTGCCGATGTAGTCACTGGCGTTTCTTGCCCGCCCGTACCTATATTGATCATCTGGACACCCATTTGAGCCGCCGCCGATGCAGGGAACAAGCGTTCAATCAAAGGACGAGTCGCAATCGGGTCAGGTGTACCGCTAGCAATGGTTTCACCTGCACGGGTTTCAAGCGCCGCATAGGGAACCGGGATGCCGCGATAACCTCCTTGAGAACGCAGCTCAGTGACGATCTCCGCAGTTTGTCCAGACAATGCGCGACCCTCATCAAGGCTCAACGCGACTTGGCGCATTTCAAAGCCCGCCATGATCTCGTTCCACTCTTTTTCAGGGCGAGTTTCGAGTTCGGCCCCAGCTTCACGGCGTTCCTCATCCTCAGAGATAACAGCCGCCCGAAAGCGGGTTTCTGCCGTGCGGTATTCCAGATCAAGGTCAGACATGCGTTTCTGATCCTCAGGCGTAGGGTTTTCGTTTGCGGCCAGTTCGGCCAGCGATTGCCGTATTTCAGAACGGCGCAGTTCAATTTTCTTAGACGTCAGCATTTGTTTGTCCTTTCATGCTCGACAGAAGATCACGCCATTCTTGGCGCTTTGGACTGAGGGGCTTATGACCAACCTCAATTCGGGTTTTCCGGGCATGGCAACGGCCACAAAGGCACTGCAAGTTGCCCAGAGAATAAGAAAGTTCGGGGTGTGTTCGGACAGGCTGGACGTGATCGACCTCGAGCCGCCGCCGTTCGCCACACTGGACGCATTGCCAGCCGTCACGGTCTAGCACCTGCATCCGCAGAGCCTTCCATCGTGGCCCACGCGTCACCTTGGCGGAATGTCTTTTGTAGACGTCCCGCTTGCTATTCAGCCCCATGGCACTCTCCAATTGGACGCCGGGGATGTAGTACATCCCTGATTGACAAGCTTCCGCAAGCTGACTATGGGGGGTGTACTACATCCCAGATGGAGGACATGATGGATACGATTAAAGTCTGCGTACGCATCCCTGCCGAAAGAAAGGAAGAACTCTTGGAGCTTGCAAATAAATGGAGAGCCGATGAACATGGACCCGGATGGGATGCCAAAATAATCCATAGGATTGCAAAAGAGAAATTCGGTGGTCTTCAACAACTTTTTGAGGAACATGATTGGCCTGAGCGAGGCAGCGAGATGGTCGGAAAAGTCCAGCGCCACGTAAAGGAAACCTATGGATCTATTAGGGCATTTGCGGATCAACACTCGGACTAACCCCATGCGATGCGCCCTCCCTTGTGGGAAGGTCTGCCCATGATCCTTGCACCCTCAGCAACGGCAATGACGGTTGCAGATGCCGCATCGATCCGGCCCATAGACCGCGCTTTTGCTAGCTTTAGATTATTGGATGGATCGCGTAGCGTCACCGCATCAGCGAATGCAGATCGCAGCAACAAAGACGGCGCAGTCTGGACGTTGCCGTCAAAAGCCGCCCGCCGGAACCGCTCGCAATCTTCCCCGCCATCCTTGAACCCAAAGCCCCGCCATATGATCGGACAACGGATGCCCGCCCGGTCAATCGCTTCGCCAAGTTCGGATTGCTTGTATCGGTCAGACACCAGCGCCGCGATAGGTTCGCCTTCGATATGCGCCATCACCTCGACCAACCACGGCGCAATCGGCACGGTCTGATCGCCCATTGTGGACAGTTCGCCGCGCTCGTTCATCTCGACATAGCGCCCCTGAACGCCATCATTCGCGCCACGGTCTGCCAAGTTCGGTTTGCTTGGGAACGTGCCAAGCGCCTCAAGACGGCCCGTTTCAGGCCAATAGAACGCCGCTGCCGTCATAGATGCAGAGCCGCCCAAGTCGATGCCGATCACAACTTGCCCCTGACGTGGTGGCACGTCCGACACTTCGCAGGCCAGCCATTCGTCAACGGTCAGCAGCACGTCACGGGTTTCACCGCTCACACGCTCATTTCGGTTATACAGGCGGAACGTGGTCAGCGTAGAGCCGCCCCGTGCAATCGCTCGCCGTGCCTGACTTTGCAGCCAATCTAGGCTGGAACCGATGCCGGCTGCCGCGCCGGGGTTCGCTCCCTTGAGGCTTTCCAGATCGTCAGCAGGCAGGCCGGGTGCAGGTCGGTGTTCCTGCCTATAAATGCCCGGTGCATCCTCATCAAGCCAGACTGAGAAAGGGTGCGCATCATCCGCCGCCGATGTTGAAATGATCAGCGCCCGTCCGCCCCGCTTGCCCATACCGGACAGCAGCGCATGTTCTAGAGCGTCCCCTTGATCAGCCGCCCAATGCCCGCGCTCATCCATCAAAATCAACGTAGGCGCAGAGCCAAGCGCAGACTTACCATCAGCAGCAATTGCCCGAATGAAATGCCCTCCGCCATCGCCATCATACTCAATCTCTAGCCGTGGTGACCGCCGGACGGTGAACAACGCCTGTTCGTCCTCAGGCAAAGACCGCATGAACCCCACAACAAAATTGAAAGCGATACGCGCCTGATCCCGTGTCCTCGCCGCAATGAGGATTTCGCGACGGGGCTGTTCATCCCATTTGCCCATCACGGAACCCAAGGCGATGCCAGCAGACAGCGCAGTCTTCGCGTTGCCACGACCGATCGATAGAACGGCCACGTTCACGCCATCAGCCAAAGCGCCTTTGACAAATTTCTTTTGGAACGTCGCCAGCTTGATCAGTTCACCAGCCTTCGGCCCCTCAGGGATTGCCAGCGTTTCAAGGAACCGGATTGCCTTAGCTGCCGAGTTCATGCGAAAACCCTCGCTATGGACTGGTCAGCTCTCATCACGGCCATTTTCGGCGCAAACCCTCCGGCATGGACATGGTACGATATCGCCAGAGATTTCGTCCTGCCGGGTATGATTGGTGTTGTGGGTTTCGGCGGGATCATCTTGACTTTGCGTGCCAACGCTCGACTGTCTCTTGAACAGCATGTTCGAGAGATAACCCTAAGAAAAAAAGTTATGAGTAATGGACTTCTGGTGGAGTTTTTGTACGTTAAGGACAACTTAGAGGATAGCTTGAAATTTATTGATGAAATGGCCCCGGATGACAAATGTTTCATTCTGCGCCTTCCTCTTAGCTTCAAATCGATCGACTCCGCAGCAGACCTAGGACTACTCGAAGATACTAAAATCTCATCTGTTTTCACTGGATGGATGGCCATCGAACGGTATCGAGCGAGGGTACTTTCCATCTGCAAAGAGGGTGCTGAAACTACCGACCATCTGGTTTCGGTTCCAAGCTCTTTCGCGCAAACCCATCGGGAATTAATAGCGTCCACGATCGCTCTAATCGAACTTTGCATACCGAGCATTGATGAACGGAGCTCCCAACCCGAACAAGGGACGAAGCACAGCGCGAACGCATAACCCACCACCGCGATCCCCCACCCTTTCGCAAAAGGCGGGATTGGGACCAAGCCCTTGACAACTCTCGCGTGTGAAGCTAAGCACGAACCAACAGTTTCAGAGCCGCCAGACCGAAAGGTCATATGTGGAAGGTTGGCAGAGTGGTCGAATGCACTCAGTTGAAACCTGAGCAGACCTTTCGGGGTCTCGTGGGTTCGAATCCCACACCTTATTAGCGGCCCGCTTCCGATATTGGTGAGCGGGCCGCATTCGTTTGCCGCGACAGGACCAGTCATACTGACACCCCAACGGCACGACATTGCTCTTGCGTGACCGCGTTTGCTGCAATGAGTTCATGCGCCATCTGCACCGGGCAGTGACGGGCAACGGAGGCGTGACCGTTGGCAGTTGCCCGCGCATAGTTTGCTTTGATCGCATCCGCCGATGCACCGTTTCGCTGCTTTGATCCAGCGAGCGTGTGATCCTGCCAACCTTGCGCCTTGAGCCAGTTGGCAGAGTGCTTGAGGTATTGCCGCCCGTTGTTCTTTTCCTCAGCCGCATAGGCCTTGGCCCCTGCAATGATCACCGCGGGAGGTGCACCACCAGCTACAGCTTGAGCAAAGGCCTTTTCTGTACCATCTCGGTCTTTCGGTCGTGGGTATGCGTTCCAAAATTCATCGAAGGTCGCTTGAGTGTGCTGGACGGCGTCAGCCGAACACACAGGTTCTTGCATGGTTAAGGGATGGTTTGGGTGCGCGTCCTGCACGTCTCGACGTGCATCTCCTGCACCTGAGCGGCGCAGGTCCTGCACGGGTGCAGGAGATACACCCGTTGTCTCGACTGGCTTAGACAGGTTAGAATTGGTTGGCTCAAGTGCCTGGATTGCATCAAGGTTCAAGCGATATTCAATCGTGAAACCGTGAGGGCATTTGCGCGTTCCTACTTCTGCAATGAGACCATGCTTTGCCAGATCGTCGATGCTGACCTGGACAGTTCGCTTCCCCATTTCGAGGTCGCGAGCCATGGTAGCTTTGCTGGCCCAGACCCCACTTCCATCGTCACTGGCACAGGCTGCCATGAACATAAGGATGCCCTTGCGGGTAGGTGATCCGACCTTTCGTTTCTGTACAATGGCGCTGACGATATTGCTCATGCCACCACCACACGCATGCTGGGGAATGGCGGTTCAGTGGGTTTGACAATCAGCGCGTAAGTCTTTGATCTTCCGAAGGGGGGTTGACAGCTATCTGTCAGGTAAGTGCTTGTTTCGAAAGCCAAACGGTCGGATTGAAAATCCTCGTGTCGGTGGTTCGATTCCGCCCCTGGGCACCATTTAAATCTCTGAATATAGCTGATTGTCCCAAGGAAATAAGCGTATCTCGCGGCGTTCTTCCCTTGGAGAGGCCT